AATATTTCTTTTACGAGCGGCATCCATTAAAAGAGAGTGCAAGTAGATTGAAAACTCTATTTTACCTTGATGGTTTCGCAAGTTTATTAAATCTTTGATATCTTGATCAGAGAGAATAGGAGTCATTTTGTATGAATTAATCAGTTCTACTTAAATCGCTTCCATTTTATCCCAGAAAACTGAGTAGAAAGACATTCAATAAATGAGACACAACTACAGCAGCAAGTCCTAAAGCACCTGCCCCTTGCCAAGAGACAACACCTCCAGAAGTATATGCATTGGGAATGTATCGGAGCAGTAAATCACGAGGAGCTGACATAGACAATGCTACGGTAGCTAAAAAGAAGGAAATGTACAGAGTCAAGTTTGCCCACATTAATCGCATCATTGGTAGACTTGGCTTAAATGATGGTGCCATATGGGTTCTCTGAATGTGATCTGAACCAGATACACCTGCCATAGGAGGCATTGACTGAGGCATCTGTGGAGAAGGGAGGAGGGCGTCAAGTGAAGTTTGGTCGTCCATTGTTTATGAAGGAGACGGGATTTCACACGTTGCATCTTCCACGCGGTATTTGTAGCATTTTCCATCTACCTTTACTGTTTTTGAATCTATCTCTTCTAAAGGAACACCTAAAATACGATAGGTTGCATAGTTACGATGGAACAGTAATACCGAAATACCTAAGCCGATGACAAATGAAAAGAAGGGACCTGCATTTTCAATTGCTCGTGTGATGTTAATCATTACTTCTTGCTGAGACTTGCGAGTAGATTGAAGGAGTCTGCCTCGGCTCCACAAGGAACTTCAATGGCATTTGTTCGAACACATCCAGTATCTGTATGAAAGATATCGTTATCATATGGTGTAGGAACAGCGACCTCTTTTCGTGTAGGCGGGATGACAATACATGCGATTAACATACCTACGATGACTCCGGCTGAGATCCACGTGAGATGAAACATTACTCTTAACTAGGAACAACTTTTGGAGCAGAGGCTTTAGAGTCCTTGTACTTGAAATATGCCAATGCAATTGGAGTCAACAACAGACCTGAATAGGGAACAACAATTGAAATAGCTGTCAAAATATAAGCAGTAATTGTGTTTCCTGTAATGATCAATAAATGATAGGTGACAGCAATACTAAAGACCCAAAGCATTGTTAACATAAACTGACCTACATATCCAAGTGCTCCAAGAATTGTACTTGAAGGTGTTAATCCTGACAAATCTGGTGCTGCAAATTCAGGTTTCTTACCTGCTACAACTTTTTGACCATCAGGAATTGCAACTGTAATAGGTTTACCATTTTCTTCATTTTTGTAAGTTAAGGTTAATCGCCGTCCTGTAATGATATTAGCAGAAGACTGTTTCTCGGCTACTTTCTTTTGAAGTAAACCGGACTCAAATTGATTTTTATTGAAATTGATACATTTCTCATCCGAAGCAGAACCACAAATTTCAGTTGCCTTTTTCTTTATTTCAGTCTTCTCTTCATCTGTTAATACGACATCTTGTGAGCCAGTTAATAAGTCAACCGCAGGAACAAGTGTATTATCTGCGATTAAATCTAGATATCCTTGTTTAGCTTTATCTTGAAGTGATTTTGTAATATCAGTCGCGGCATTTTCATCGCCCCATGTAGCTTGTTGAATTATGATACCCATTGTTAGTTAGCAAACACGAAATTCGCAAGACCACTAACGATTCTCAAGAAATTAATAGATTCAACATAGACACCTAAATTATAAGTGTAAGCAAAAATGACATTATCTCCGTTTGTATTGCGAACAACGCTAACAATCGTGTCAGGAGGATACAATAAGCTTCCATCTGGATTTGTTAGTGCAAGCTGAGCGGCTGTGACAATCACTGGATTTGGTGAAAACACAGTTGATTTTAATACGCAGACTGTTTCTTGTGTAGCAACTCCTGCAGCTGTTGGAAGTGGTTGTTGTAATGTTAATCGCAAGGCTACTTTATTGAACATACTACCATTAATCGCTCCACTGGGTTGATATAGATCATTATTCAGAGCAAATGAATACATGTACACACCTGGAATCTCGGGTGCATTTCCAGTGGTGTGTTTATACATCTGTATAAGCGAAAAGTAAGAAGTAGGTTTCAATGAAAATCGTTCTTTACCATCCAACAGAAGTTGTCCTTGAGTTAACGCATCACGAGGATAGACTGATGTAATTTGTAGCTGACCACTTGAATACAAATAGGTTTGAGTCTGCGTAGAGTATATTGCTGAAGAATAGACATCATTGGCAGTTCCAACGGTTGTGAATGGAGCCCTTTTTGGATCATCCCAGTTGGTATAGTTATCCCAGTCATTCGTCAAAATCTTATCAGATCTCTGAGCTGACCATACAAGGCGTGTCACCAAATTGAAGAATGGAATCTCAATGTCTGAGTTTCCACCATACTGACCTGGATTGTTTACAAATGTTACAGTCTTCACTAGGAATGTCTGATCTGCAGTTGCCAGTTGAGCCATTTCCATCTCCGTCAAATAGATGAAGTTTCCTTCCAAATAGGGATCTGGAAAAAAGGTAGTCAATGCTGGGTTAGATTGAGCTCCAGTCAATGTAGGTGGAGACATAAATCTTCCAATCGCAAAATCATTTGTAGTAGGACGAATACGCTGACCATAAGTTGGAGATAATGGATTCACATCAATAACTGTATATAGTTCATTCAACGGACGAAATGTAACATTAATTGCAATATCAGAGTTTTGCATAGAAACTAATGGAAGAGCCATACCTGGATTTTCACAGAACCAAAAATGAAGTGGAATCACTAATTGTCGTGAACGAATAGAAGGCTCTGGTGTTTTGGTATTAGGAATACCTCCTGGAAAGTTTAATGGCGTAATTGCATGAGGGTACTGGTTAAGACGATCATATGCGTTCGCAGGATCATTAAGTTCAACAACATTACCTACCATTTCATCTACTAATTTTCGCTTGTTTGGATCATGTGTTAAATATGAATAGAACTTGAGCCATTCACCTGTAAGACGCTGAAGAACTTGTCCATTTGCGGTAATTTCAACGCTATCAATCAAATTATATCCAATATTTTCAATCCACTTGAACTCATATCCAATTGAATTTGAACGAACATCATATCCACTAGGAGGAGCATTTGCACCTAAATAATATAGAGGTGACCAAATATCAGGTAGAGTCAACACTAAATAGGTATCGTGTAACATCTGTGCATAGCGATCAATTCGACACGAAATTGTTCGTTTAGTCGTCTGTGCAAACTCCAAGTTAGAGCTGCTAAACGTCATTCGAATTGCTTCCATAGCAAAGTTTGTGTGTCGCCGATAAACTGCCCGAAAATGCGTCATAGACGGATTTCCGTTAATCAATTCATTCTGGGCTCCAATTGCAACAAGTTGAAGTAGACCCCCGGGCATATTGTGTTAGTATGAGATTAGACTAAATAGGTCGTAGTCGCAGTATTTGCTGGAACACAACAATCTGAAGTATAGGTTCTTCCTAATACAGCTGGGCCAACTGTATTGATGCCAACACCTCCAACAAAGCGAGTGTATTGTTGAGCTTCATTTGCAAGTACACCAATGTACATAGTATTAGTACGTCTCTTCTGAGGTGGAGGAGCTCCAGATAATGATCTCGCAATAATCTTGCGCTTCTGATTTGTCAAATAATCTTGTGCTGAGTTGACTTGCATTTGTGATTTACGGAGAGAAAAGACTATCAGTATAATGAGATTTGTCCTTATTAGCACTCACGTAGACCAGACTACAGGATATTCTAAGGTAGTCTATAACCTTCTTGGACAATTGGCAACACTTGCTCCTCAGGTAAAAACTTATCACTTTGGATTTCAACGCCATCCATCACACTCAAATATTCGAACAGTTCCTAAAGGTGTGATCTCTTATGATGCAGCTGCAAATGAAGATCCAAAGGAAGATGGTTTTGGATTTAACAAGGTCCATGAATATTTGGAAATGGTCAATCCAGATGTTGTGATGATTTATAATGATCCTTTGATTATCCATCGGTTCATTGAGGCAATGAAGTTTGACAAAGAGAAGTCAACTTATAAACTTTGGTTGTATATTGATCAAGTTTATGAGGGTATTGTATCACCACTGATTGAAAGTATGAATAAAAACGCACATCGTATTTATTGCTTTACACCGTATTGGGCAGAAATCTATTCTAAGTATGGTCCATTCTCAGATATCAAAGTTCTTGAGAATGCAGTGGATACAACATTGTTTTCTAAGATTCCAGAAGGAGTTCGTAATGGCGTTCGTTCTTCAATGGGTCTTCCTTCCAATGCAGTTCTTATGATCAATGTGAATCGTAATAGTAATCGTAAGAGACACGATCTTTCTATAATGGGATTTACAGAACTAATTACTCGTGATCCATCAAAACCTTACTATTATATGATAGTTACAGGCCTCAATGCAC